TCATACCGTTTAGAGTCGTCTGTTGATTCGACTCCATTTTCTGTAGTTTCTGTAATTGGTGCTGCTTCCTGTGTAGGTGTAGAAGGTGCATCTTGTGGGATGTCACCAGAAGGTATTTCATTGGCTATTTCACCTTGAAACATCTCTACATCTTGTGTAGGAGCACTACCAGCATCACGTACTTCTAAATTATCCATTATTATTTCCTTTGCGATTTGGTTAATTCCAGCAACCGCTTCCTCAATTTTTTACTCAAAATCTTTTGATTTCATTATGCCTTTTGCAGGCAATCCTTTTGTGTAAGGATTGTTATCTAAATCTTTACTAATTGCCATTAATACTGGAGATAAATGTTCAATAAATTCTTTTTGAAATTTTTTAATATTGTTAAATGATTGAGCAAGTTTATCTGGATTTTTTAAACCGAAATGATAGATAGTCTCTAAGTTTTCTCTGTTTGGATTTAACTCAGCATCCCAATCATCTCCCTTATTCATAATAAATTGCATCATCCCATATTCATTTGATAAGGCTTCATTAAAGCTTTTTTCATTTACATCCATTAGTTTTCCTCCAGACTTAATATGCGCTCATTCATTTGACGTTGTGGATTATCTCCAACATCCATCTCATTCTTAGCATTTTTTAGCTCATCGCCTAATCGTGTCTGATATAGTTTAGCTGCCATTTCTACTTTTGCTTCAGCCTTGGCAAGCTTCTTTTCAAATTCTTTGACCTCAACACGTTTTCTATCATGTAATGATTCTCTTTGTGCAGTTTGTAAGTCGCCTCTAAGCTTTTTAATTTCTTCTTCTTGTTGTTGTACCTGTCCTTGTAATTGCTGCATTTGCCCTGCTCGTTCAAGTACTCCTTCCATGTCTGCAACATCTGTCTGCTTTAGTACTTCTATTTGGTCTATAAGACCGCTTTGATATAATTGCATATAGTACTCAAACCTGCCCCAACGATTACTTGGTAAAGTAGAGCCAGAAAGAACAATGATATCGTATTTTCCAATAGTTATATCATTCATTTTTCCTACTACATTCCCTATGTCATCATATAAAGGACTATTAACAACCACTTCTTTTGGTTTATTGTTAGGTTGCATAATCCTCATAATCTTTTGATCTGTGTAGACATATTGAATCAAGCCAACAATAACTTTTCCTAATTGATTTAACGATTCTTCTATATCGTCTCTCTTGGACTTAATACGCCTCTGACCATATTCATCCATTGCGACAGTACCTTTAAAGGTTTGTGGTGCAGCTCCCTGATCTCCTTGCATTAAAGCATATATGCCTAATATTCGCTCAATGTCTGCTTTTGCGTCTGCTTCGTTTTTGTACAACTCATTTGGAAGTGGTACAGGAGATGCTACAATAGGACTACCTAATTCAGGGTCAAACTCTATAACGGCTGTACCTGCTCTGCCCCAATCTTGCTCAACCTGATTTTTATTAACTGCACCACGAGGTATTAAAAGTTTTACGTTAGTACTGCTAGATGCATGAGCTACAATTAAAGAACGTATTTTATTTATATACTCTTGTAGCCCTTTTACAAGTCTTACATCACTAACAGGATATGGATTACGATTGAATCCATTCATTATAGGCACAATTGGATACTCTTCTACTGGTAGCACAGCTTCATACAGCATCTTATCTCCAATAGCAACACATTGCTTTATGTTTGTAATCTCTATTGGATTTACTAAAATCTTTTTATCGTCAATTAAATGACTTTTGGTTGCAACATCAATATGTGTTGTTGAGTTAGGAATAGAACCTTCATGTTCTTTCCCAGCCATAGGAATCGGTTGACCCGTTATAGGGTCTGGCATCATATGGAATGTATCTCCAAACTGCTCGTGCATCTGTACATAACCAGTTACTGTTGCTGCATCCGTGTGAATCGTTTGCTCATTTGCTGAAGTTATAATAACAATAGGCTCTTGCTTATACTCTTCAAATTCTTGCTCGTTTAATACCTTTTCCTCATTACTAAATGGGTCATATATCTTCATATATGGAATCCGTATTTTTGTATATCTTTCAAACAACTCTAGCTCTCTATCACCTGTCATTGTTTCACCTGATAAACGAGACTTTAAGGTTACGTCTTGACTCTCACGTCCATACCTTGATTCAGGCGTTGTATTGATATACTTGGTTTCTGTTGCCTGTTGAATCATTTCCTCATATTCAGGATAATAATCAACAAGCTGATTTTCTGTCATTATCTTGCCAATAATGATATGCCCAGAATCCCTTGCAAAAGGGTCTTTACTACTTGGGTCAAAATAGACTTCTAGTGGGTCTATTGACTTTAAACAAACTTCACCACGACCAAAGTCTTTATCGGGATCAGTATATGCCATTAATACTCCCATGCCTTTGACATAGTAATCATCAATGCTTTGCTTGAGTTCTACATTACCATTTGAATGATCCCATATGTAGGACATCAAATCAGAAAAAATACGACCAACTTCTGTATCGCTGGTCTCTCTACCTGTAGACTGAAATCGTGGTTTGTTAGCAGTAAGCATTGCTTTTGCTTGCTCTACTGCAGAATGAACTACATTAACTACAATTGGCTCTTGGGCACGTGAACGAAGAACTTTTGCCTGCTCTTCTGTCCATTGCTTCCCATTACGAAATTCATTATCCTCAACAGCCTGCTTTGCCCAATTATCTCTAGATGAGCTGTAGTCTTTTAAAAGGTCGTGTGTTAGTTGTACTTCTGGGTTCTTGCTATGAGACAATATACGTATATGCGAAAAGATTAGACATTTGGTTACTTAAACGATTACTTTAACTAAAAAGTTCCATCTTAAGCAATTTTCCAACTTATGTCATCATTTTTCTCATTATACTTACGCTCATTCTTTTCTTGGTGCTCTACCACATGATTTGGTGTATAACACTTTTTCATTGCATAATATAACCCATCTAACAGGTCATCATGCTTTCCTCTAGGATATAGTAATAACTCATCTTTCATCTCTAACATAGACTTCTTCATATATACCTTGCCTTGAGCAAAGTAAGGCTCCATTGTTTCCAATCTAGAGGATTTACTAGTTCTTGGTATTTCTTTTATTTCTAATCCTGAAATAAATAAGTTTTCTTCTTCTGTTCTTTGTCTTAAATAATCTCTTAGCATTTCCTGATAACCAACAGATTCAATACGCACCTTTACTGGTCTATACATTTTAAAATACTCTAAGATGCTTTCAGCTAAATTCATGGGAGTTGCTCTTTTGCGGTAATATTCTAGAATATACCGATTGTTTTGATTGTCAACTGCTACTGGCATAATAACCGAGTAGTCAGCTGTCTTGCGTATTGAGGATGCAGGATCAACCCCCATAAAGACGTTAACAGGTATTTTTTCTTCCCCGTCTGTTAGGTAGTGCTGCTTTTCACTATCTAACTCTAATTTATAATTATGATATTTAATATAGGATTCTTTAAAGAGCTGATCTTCATCTCCTACAATTTGACATAGATATTCTCTGTAAAAGACACTAACACGTGCAATAGACTCTAACTCTTCTTTCTTTTGCTGCAATTTCTTAATTGGTTGCCACTCTTCCCATAATGCTATCTTTCTATCCATATCGGGAGCAAAATGCATATTATTCCAACCTTTCATTTCTTTTAGTACTTCTACTAAACAGCGTTGATGCTGTGGCGTACCAATAACAATTATCTTACCTTTCTTTGGGTCTAGTGATGGTACTGCTGACTGCAATAACCAACGAAGGTTCTGCTCCATCGCTTCTGCGGTTTTCGTATTATTTTCATCTTCAGGGTCATCTACAATAATAAGCGTAGGTCTTTGAGAGCCTACTTTTATACCACGTAACTGCTGACCTGTCCCTTTGCAGATTATCATAGAACCATCTTTTAATTCAACTTCTGACTTAGCCCATTGCCTAGCAGAATGTTGCCCCCAATACCCATATATGGCTCTAAATGTTTGGCTATAGTCTAATGTATCTTTAATTGTACCCAATAGCTTAATAGCATGGTCTTGTGTTCTTGATACAAGGACTATAAGTTTTGCACCCTCGTGATGCATGATATGATATAGTGGAAATACACCACCAACAATGGAGGATTTAGCATGACCACGAGGGGCAATGATGTTCACTTGCTTGGAGGCGTTGTCAAGTAAAGCATCAGCAATTTGATAATGAAAGTCTGGAGAAGGAGCTGTAAACATATTTGGCATAGCTACTTTTCCAAACATTATCATATTATTTTTTAATTTATTAAATACTTTTTTTCTATCTTCTTCCACTTTTTTTCTTAGGTTTAGGGCATTTGCTTATATTATGAATCTTTGTAAACTCATAATCGCCTGTTTTTAGCCCGCAATGTTTGTGATCCTTACAATCTGTTGCATAAGCACACGTTCTCTCGATTAAGGGGCAATATGCGAACATTATCGCTTACTATTTTTAACACCTAACTTCTTTTTTTCATCTACACTACTTATAATAGAGTAGATTCTTTCTAATTTCTTTTCTGCATTGGTAAATACTTGAGGTAATTTGTCAAAACCTAGCTTTAAGACCTCTTCCCTAGATTTTATACTAAATAATTTTTTAGAGAACTCGATAAAATCTGTAAAATACCATCTTTCTGCATTACTGAAATAAGCTTCATCATCTAACTCTGAATTACCAGATATTAATATCCAGTTCCATTTATCAGCTCTTAGGATATATCGCTTATCATCATCTATCCACTCATGTTCTTTTTTCATAAATAAATCTCATCGTATAACATCCCATATGTTTCCATCTCTTGTAATGCATCCAATGCTACACTAGACAGAAACTCAGGCTCTGCTGTAGGCATTGCAGATATAACATGTAATGCCCTTACTGCAATCTCCAATTGATCTTCGTTAATATGTTCATATGTGTTGTCGTAGTCATCTTCAGGTAGTGTCCTGCTCATTTGTTTCTTCTTTCCTTTGTAATACGAGTTTCTTTTCCTCCGTTGCTATCGTATCAGCTATTTGTTTGGTTAAATCGATCTGTACGGTATCCGTAGTGACCTTTTTACTAGGTTTCATCTCTAGTAAGTCCATAATGGCATCATTTGCCTTGAGAAAGTTGTTTACATCACCCTTTCCTTCTGCCATATGCAGAGCACGCAGTAGGTTATCTACTGCAAACTCCTTATTAACACTCTTCTGCGTTAATAAATCCTTTAATTTCTTTTCTACCATGCGTTTTGCCACCTTTTGTTTTAAAAACCTACGTACTGTTGCTTCAGGAACCTTTTGGTCTGGGCGATAGATGTTGCCTAATGTAGAAAAGTCCACCTTATCCCCTGATAACAGCATATTTGCGTATGCGTTCACTGTATTCTTAGCTCTGGTTGTGCCAGCTTCCTGCTCTTTCCAGTCTTTTGCTGGATTTGTCTTAGAATAGACATTATATGCTCTATTTAGCTCAAATTCTATCTTAGAAAACTGCGAACACCAGCCTACACCGCAGCTTAATTTGATAAATGTACGTGCATTTCCATTTTTATCTGTATAATCAGAGCGAGAGATACATTCGGATACGTAACCATCATCTGTTAGCCCCCAATCCCCTGTATCACACTCTTTCCAATACACATATTTCAGCTTTTTCTTATCTGCCTCATCTTTCGTGTAGATAGGGTACATAGCTGTTTTATGATTAATTCTTCTTTTAATTTCTACCATAGTACTATAGTACTAGTTACTATATAAGTACTAGTTACACTTACTAGTACTAGATACTTATATATACTAAGTACTTTAATCCATACTCTTTTTATTAGACTCATCTGAACCCATTTGTTGCGTAATGATTTTGGTTATAATTTCGTACTCTGCTTCTAAGAGGTCAGATTGAGTATCCATTTTACATTGCATATCAATATATTCATCCTCAGTCATCTCTGTAGGCTCCCATTTTCCTGTGCTCATGTTAAATATCTCATAAATACGTTTGGTTTTCATAATATTAAAGTTCTACTTTAAGTTAAAGTTGTAAGATACTTTATTACAACGCTTATCTTTAATATAATGTTCCGTACTCTTGTAGAAAATAGTAGTAGAATGTGTGTGAGGGATGTATACGTTACCCTACCCCCTTGAAATCGGGGTGCTTGGGTTTGATCTCGTTGAGTTCAATGATTGAGATTGAGTTCGTTAACTATTTCTAGTTACGTTAAAGTTAACTCACCCGTAACTATACACCCACCCTTACGTACAGAGGTAGCATACCCCTGCTCGTTCCTCGCAGCCTTGCTACACCTCGTACTACCACCGTATCCAGATACACCCCCATATACACACACTCACACGCATATCTATTACTAATCCTTACAGTTACCTAATGTAGTTGAAATTCTTTATCTATGGTATACATACCTTCTTAGCATTACTTTGCTAAAGAGCAAGTGATAGAGATACACTTGGTATGGTAGAGACCACCAGATATGAGACTAGCTTCTCAATCTCTCAGGTGTGCTCCGTGGATACTGATAGTACTCACCTATCAGTTGAATATTCCATACTACTAGATGAGTAGCACAGAGGTAGCTCCTTTGTGCTTTTTTTTAAAGGATGTGCTTGCTTACGCTCGCTCAGTATCTTTTATCTTTATCAATACCTAACAACAATTAGCCACCATATATATTTCCTTTATCTATGAATTAACTTAAGGAAATACACTATGAATACAATAAAAGAAATAATAGAAAAATATGAATACAATATGAATCAAACACCAGCAATAGTAGTTGATGAACCATATTCTCAGCACGTAGTTGATTATCAAGCTATATGTTTATCAACTATTGGATGAATATAATAAGAGGGGGAGCTAAAGCTCCCCTTTCCTTCATCTCTGATAATTATCAATAAATAGGAGTTCTTATGAAACTAATTAATAAAACCAAAGACCTTGCAAAGAATACTGGCTACTTTGCTATAGGTACAACTGTTATAGCTGGTATCTACGTTGCTAAAGGTAGTAAACGTATCACTAAGCTCACATCTTACACCATTGATAAAGGTAAAGCTACCTTTAACGAAATGATGTCTAAAGATGAATCAAATGAAGATTGTCCATCATGCGGTTACGATTCCATAGTCACAGATTATGGTGTATGTAACCCATGTCATGAATTGACAATACAGGAACACTAAACCACGTAAAAGTCCTTCTCAGCAATGGAATGAAGTTGTGGTAATATAGAGGCTGGTACTTCGTACTAGCCTCTTCCTTTATTTCTGATAATATTTAATAATTGGAGGACATATGTCTAAAAAAAAGAAAAATAAAAGCACAACTAAAGTAATCTCTTCTAATAATAAAATGAAGATGGTCGTAATTCAAAAGACCATCCCTAATAAAAAGAATCGTAAAGGAGAGCCTTTCAAAACATCTGTGACTAAACACATAAAAAAGTAACACTTAGAGCCTAGTACTTCGTACTAGGCTCTTTTTTTCCTTTATCTATGATATTCTTTAACAACAGGGAGTTACAAATGGTAAGATTACATTCTATTACCGAAGAGTTCTTTCAATTCATTTCTGAAAATGGCTCATTAATTGGAGTTAATAAAGAAGAGTATCCTACAGAGATACTTGCTTTAGAAGAGGCTAATAAATATTTCCAAGAATAGCCATACTAGCCCATGACCTCGTGTCGTGGGCTAAACTTCTTCCTTTATCTCTGGTATATCAACAACGATATATCAAACCATAAGTAAGGAGTATTTAGTATGAAACTAAGCACAATATTAAACAGTTATTTTAAGAAGATTAAAGAAAGCAGACCTCAGTTTGTTTGGTTTAATAAATCTCAGGATACTGATAACGGATGGATTAATCAAGCAATACAGATGAAAGATATTGCTACTACTGATGAAGATTGGTTTGTGAATATGTTTATTAAAGATGGAGAGGGTGCGGTTGATGAGTTTAAAACTGTTGTAACAGAATTAGGTAAGCATGGCTTTCACCTAGTCGAAGAAACCAAGCAAGACTGTAAAAATGGTGTTGTTAGGTATTTGGTAGACAGAGGGTTACCATCACCTGCTACTGCAACAGCAGAAGAATCACCATTTTAGGTTGATTGGTTGTATAGGGTACGAAAGTGCCCTATACTTCTCTAAACGAGGTGCCTCTTACGAGGCTCATTATCATAAGGTCAACTCTTGCAAGTTGCCCCCAAAACGTATACCTAACAAGCAGTAACAAGAACTGCTTCCTCTATTTATAGAATTATTGGAAACTGCATTTGATATGTGTAACTACCAAGATATAGTGAGAACAAACTAAACTAATCTTTAGTGCCTTCCTATGTATGCTATCACCACTGATATAATGGTGTGCATAAAAACGATAACAGTTGTTGTAACTGTAGTGTTGTCAGTTGGTCTCCTAAAGAGATGTGATGAGCACAAGGAATGTTAACCTATCGTTAGGTCGTATAAATTATATCTCTCATTACCGAAGATGGAGAAGTCCTATGTATCGGAGAACTTAATAATTCATCTCAACTGTTTAGCTAGCAGTTGCTATGGATGTTCTACGCAATGTAAACGTGATTCTAAAGCACGCATTGCTATATCTTGACCGTAACTGGAATATCTTACCAACGGGGACAGATGCAGTTTCTTAAATATTTAACATACTTTAACAAGCAACAATTAACAAGAAAGGAGGTCATATGATCCACGTACCAAGAATGATGATATATGAAAGATTCATGCGTAGTGCTGAATTTGACAATAACTTTAAAGATGTACCTACTGCAATTAGAGATATAGGTAATAGTTATAACTGGGAAAAACATCAGGAATTAATAAAATCTGATACAGTAATAGAAATACCTTTAGACCATATAGACAAGTATATAGACGCTGCATTAAAACAAACAGGATTGGAAAATCTTGTTGAAGTAAGAAATATAGAAATACCTACAGACCAAAAAGTAAAATCAGATACTAGTTGGCTTCCAGTTGCTTTTGCAGAAACAAAAGCATTTAGGTCTATTATGTTTCTTTTAGCACATCAATTATACACTCAATTACTAGCTATAGATTTTATAAAAAACATAAAAAAAGTAAGAGATAGTAAGAAATTAAACGAAAAAGTTGAAGGTAAACTAGGTGGTGAAAATTTACTTAGTGTAGAAAATATGTTAAATAAGATGGCACGTACTATGTTTCATTTTCACATGTTTGCTCAAGAAGAAAACAATCTATTTATCCTTACAGAAGATTTAGCAAATGCATTGCTAGATACTGAGTTTCCAACAAGCACAGATTATATAAAATCTCCTAATAGGTCATTTTACTTAATGTTTCCACCTAAGTTTTCAATGGAAAGTTGTACTTGTTGTGATGATAAAATAGAGTTTGAAGGAATGTTTGTTAATTTAGAAGAAATGGTTGACTGCAATATATTGAGAATTTCAATGTATGCAAAACCTCCAAAAAATAACAAACACGGGAAGTATATAAGTCCTATTGACCCAGAAACAGTGTACTGGGAATTAAAGATACCTCATGGAAACAATATAAAACAACAACTACAAAATTCTATAGATAAAGTAGTATGTATTGATATTGAAATGCATGAAAAAGAAGAAGAAAGTAATGCTAGAATATATAAATATTCTAATCTAGCTATACAAACTGTACTATACATTACTTCTGTAAACACAGACGCAGTATTTGTTAAAATGGATGAAAAACCAATAGCTAAGAATCGTGTTAGAAAATTCATTGATAGAGAACTAACACAAACTGACCATACAGTATTAGGTAGTACTAGAACTGCTTATATCAATGGTCAAAAAAACAATGCTATCTATTATAGTAAGAGAGATGGCACTAAAGTAACTAGAAAACTAAAACACCTTATACGTGTTAAAGGTCATTGGCATTCGTTCTGGTATAAAGATCAGAACAAAATAGCACAAATACCTCAACACATGCATCAAGAAGAGAAATACGATGATTATGGAAAGAAAATGGTGCGTTGCATTAAATGGGTAGAACCATTTTATAAAGGAGAAGGTGTTGAGTTAGTCAAAGAATATAAACTGACTGCAGGCGGTCGTAAATATTCTAAGTAAAATATAATAAACTATACACATTAACATTCGTTAACGTCATGACACTAGCCGACAGCTTAATAGCAATATTTATAAGTACAGGAAGAACTCGAAATCTTATAAATATTAGGGTTGTGTATAGTTTATAAAAAATGATGCGTCTAGCATAAAAAAACTATGTGAACGTATAGTTCACCTAATCTTTTATTAAAAAAGCTATTTTAGAATATACTTTTTGATTTTTCCAATCAATTTTGTTATAAGAAATAGCACCTATGTGACTACCATCTTTACATATATACATTAGTCTAGTAGGTATGTAATGATTACCAATCATATCTTTAATAGCATTAAATACAGTTGGCAATGTTTTCCCAATAGTATCTAATTCATTTGTTGTACTTTTATGTAATATTTTATTTATTGGATGTTTGCTCATCTCTTTATGTTTTACTCCAACATCCCATAAAGCATTTAATTCTTTTTCTGAATATCCTAATACTTCAGATTGTTTATCTATGTCTGACACACTATTAATTGTTCTGCCAATTACTCCAAATCCAGAGAAATGTAAATCTACTTCGGCTTTATAGTGATACGATAAATCATCCCAATGTGATGATTCAGGAGTTTTACCTTGTAAAGTTTCTTGTAATTTACAATTTTCTTTTTCAAGAGTTTGTATTTTATCTTTTTGTAAATCAATTATGTATTGTGCTTTCAAATCAGTAGCTCCTTCAATCTCTATGTCATTAGTTGTTATTTTTATATCTTCTTCATAATAAGACCATACTTTATTGTAAGATTTATTACGAATCTCTCCTCCATTGATCCAGTTATATAACGTAGCTCTACTAATATTTGTTTTTTTAGATATTACAGTTAAAGGAATCTCAGTTGATTTTAACCAACTTAAAAGGTTGTTTTTACTCATACACGCCTCCATTGTATACGTTAAATATAGACATAATATACGCTTTTATCAAATTTATGTCTAATTATAATAAACAAACTTGACACTATTGTCTAGCTTTACTAATTTAAATACACTTAACAAAAGTTCTGATAATAAATAGAAGTAGTTTACAAACTGCTTCCTTTATTTATGCATTTAAACTATGGGAGTTACAAATGAAATGTTATTATCATCCAGATGCTACCCTACAGCATCAAGAAGTTAAGTATAAAGATTACACTAAGCCCCAGATGATTCATGAAATACTGGGGGAATCTACAACTCGTATTCAAGATATACTGTATTGCCCTAAATGTTTTGAGGAGCATGCCAATACAGGAACTGCAATGGAACAAAATCTCGTTGCAGACCACTTTGAATACATAATTACACCTGATGAACTACGTCAAATAGAAAATGATATAGGTAGACATGTAGAACATCAAGTGCAAGAAAGGATGTCATGATGAGTAAAATGGCATTTGTAAGTCAGCTAAGTAAAACAATGGGTTACATAGCATTTGGCTTAAACAACATACTACGATTTGCAGGGAATGTTACGCAAAGCGTAGCAGACCGTGTTACTAGTACAGATAGATATAATATAGAGATACTAGTAAATGGAGCTACAGTAGTAGAACATAAAAAACAATCAGCTGCACAGTTATCAAGGTTACTTACAACGATGGACAACTTTGGTATAACAGAAGTAATAATAACCAAAGATAAAAAGGAAGATTATGTTTCAACTGATACAAAAGAAAAAAACTAAGGGTAATACTAGAATATGGAAAAATGACACATTTAGACAATACTGGGAAGAAGCTCTTAGTTGTTTAAATAGAGAAACAAAATCTGGCTTTTATAACGGTGCAATAGTTACAGCAAAAGTATTAATGCAAGACAGAAAAGAACTAACAGAATCTGTACCTGTATTCTATAAAAGATTAATAGGTGTATATGAATCGTTAGATATTGCAAATACTGTAAAAGAAAAATGTGAAAAAATGCATCTAAATATGGAGCATGAAATCATAAAACTATAACTCATAAGGGAAGAACACTAGAGGGAACGTCAAGATCAGACTCAGTACCTCGACCTTCTTCCCTGCGAGTTTCAATAAGGGAGTTACAATGAGTACACGTGAATTACTTAAAGAAATACATACATTTTTAAATAGCCTTGGAACAGGTAGAAAACTAAACGTATCAAAAGCAAAAGAGCTATCAACACTTATTTCAGTACATATAGAGAACCGTACGGGTGCTACAAATGATGAATAAAACCAAAAAGGATGGTACGCATCAATTTGGTATTTGGGTTGATTTTAAAGAGTCAAAAAAAATTATAGACGCTTTATTAAAAGTTGATGAAATGTCTCTTGCTGCTGATATACAATATATAAGAAGCAAGGCTCAAATAAAATTAAAACAGCAAGATATACCCACTATGGAGGAATCTTGTGAAGTATGTGACTAATAAAGAATGTAAGCACTCGGAAATAGAATGGATTCCAGCAGAACCAGAAAACAATGTAATTGAAGATCTGATTTGTGTGGAATGCTTAGAGAGCTTACCAATAGAAAACAATGAAATATAAGGAGGTAAAATGACATTTAAGGAATATTACAAACAAATAGAAATAAATATGATTTGGAATCAGGTTTCATGGATAAGTAAAGAATACATTCTAGATGATATTAAAGAATACGGACTAATAGATGATGAAAAATGGGAAGATAAATCTGAAGAAGAGAAAATTAAATTATTTGTTCAATTCGCTGCTGAAAATTTACTTGATGAATTAGAAAGACTCACAAAGTTAAAAACAGGATTTATAATAGAAACAAGGATAATTAGATAATGGGTAAAATATCAGAAATAGACATTGATGAACAAGAAGCTTGGATTAACAGTGAAGATGAATACATAAAGGAAGAAGAATTAAAAAAAGCAATGAATAAAAAATATAAGGAGGGCATATGCCAGCATTTATTGACACAATGATGTATGTAGGTGAACAACCTTGGCACAAACAAGGTATAAAATTAGAAAAACCACCTACTATTAAAGAAGCTTTAAGTCTTTCAGGCTTAGATTGGACAATCAAAAAAGAACCAACCTTTATATATCCTAACAATGGGTATGGAGGGATAAAAACAAACCATTTTGTAACTATCCGTGAAGATACACATGAAATATTGGGAAATGTATCTGCTAAATACGGAGTGTTACAGAATAGTGAAGCGTTTGCACCATTTGAACCACTATTAGATATGGGGTTTCAATTGGAAACTGCAGGTGCTACACAGCAAGGTCGTAAAGTGTGGATACTTGCTAAATCACCAGATACTTATATGGCTGGAGATGATGAAATAGAAAAATATGTATTACTATACACATCACATGATGGCAGTACAGGTAGTGTCTTTAGACCTACAGGTATTCGTGTAGTATGTCAAAATACTATTGAATTAGCTCTATCTAAACAAAGTAAGTGGAATTACACACTTAAGCATACAGCTAGTATTAAAGAAAGAGTAAAGAATCTTACGAATATACTAGAAAAATGCGATGGTGACTTTCGTAATGCTATTGATGATATGGAAAGGTTTCAAGATACAGATATGACACCAGAGATGTTAGACCTATATCTAGAAACAGTTATCCCATTTCTAAAAGATAGGAACAAAGAAAGTATACCTGAAATGAAGATATTTGTACGAAATACAGCAAAGCCCGTATATGAAAAGATCCTTGACAATTTCTACAATGGTAGAGGCAACAAAGGTCGCACATTATGGGATGCTTATAATGCTATTACAGAATACTATACTCATGATAAACAATATAAAGACTGGGTACAAACTACACAGTTTGGAGTTGGTTATGATTATAAAGTAAAAGCATTTAGAGTTGCTAGTAAAATAGCATCAGCAAGTGCTAATTCACTACAAGTATCAATGAATTAACAGATTCCTTTATTTATGCAGGGAAAACTTATACTATCAAGGTAATATGAGTGCCTCAGTGAAGTGGCTGGTGCGAGATGTCGACCTCAAAGCTATCAAAACTCTCCTGCATAATAAACTTAACAACTAAACAATAAAAGGTAAATATGAAAGAAAGAGTATTTAACATCTTAAAAGCAATAGATGTAAACGATATGACAGAAAAGAAAGGTCGTTTTACATACTTATCTTGGGCACATGCAGTTAACGCAGTTAAAAGCAAATATCCAGATACTACATGGAAAAATCATGAGTTTGTTTTAGAGCATAACGGAGGTAAATATACAGTACCTTATATGTTAGACCCAATAACAGGTCATGGTTTTGTAAAATGTACAGTAACCATTGAAGGACACTCTCAAGAACAAACACATCCTATACTTAACCATTTAAACAAACCAATTTCTAAACCTGACGCATTTGCTATTAACACAGCACAAATGCGTTGTTTAGCTAAATGTCTTAGTTTACATGGTCTAGGGTTATACATCTATCAAGGTGAAGATCTTCCAGTTCTTACTAAAGAAGAAGAAGCTCAAGAAAAAGTAGAAGAAGTCTATTCAAGACCAGAGACACTACTTAATGGTAAAAAACCAGTAGAAGGTGGCATAACAGTAGAACAAAATGTTAAGCTAGATAGATTGTCACGTGACCCTGCATTAAAAGGCACAGATACACAGTCGATTATTAGAACATTTATTGACACAATGCCTACTGAAGAGAAAGCTGAAGAAGCTATCGAAAAACTAAAAACTAAAATAAAAGAAACAAAACAAACAGCGAAGGAGGCTGCATGAGACTAGGTAAAAAATCATCATCTAATTCAAGTTCTAAAGGTGGAGGTTTCCGTACAGTTGGTACAGTTAAATCTACAAACATTAAATACGAACATAAAGAATCTTGGCAAAAGTATCCCAGCGATATTTACTTGGAAGTATTATACAATGATGGACAGGATTTTGATAAAACATTAAAGATATATGGCAACTTTAATCGTAAGGATGAAAGTTGGGGTTCTGCATTTAAAATAGAACGATTCTTTAATGTATGTGGAATCAACACCGAACATGTTAATGATGATTGGACAATACCAGATTCTTGGTTAGATAAGTCTATAGGTAAAGAGTTTTCAGTAATCTCCTACCCTTCAACTAACTTAAAAGATAATGGTAAACCATATTGGAACCAATGGGATGTAGTAATGCACCCAGATAAAGGTTCAGATGCTCATAAAGCTGATTTTATGAAATCTGTTAATGCTGGTTATGTGAAGAGTTATTCTTCTGATGACCCATTATCTGATATGGATTCTAATACAGTCACTAACACTACTAAACCAGAGTTAAATACAGTAGGACTCGAACTATAATGTCTGTTCCTACTATTGGGTTCATCCTTAAAAAGTGGATACGCAATCGTATGGATCAGGGCAACTACAAGATTATGTCACACGAAATTGAGACTGACCTTGTTGCTTATGGAAAAGAGTACTGGGGGCGGTTACACACTCCCAGTACTTATTCGAGAGCGTGGAGACAATTCAAAGCAAGTGATGAAATAGAAGAAATTGACATTAAAACGATTGAACCAATTAAAAACGGGAGAACTGAAACTACATGGATATTAAAAACTGGTATATAGAATACGCAGTTGGTGGTATATCCAATAGAATGAATATCTGCCCTGTTAATGAGTTCTCAACTATTGCTCAAGAACATATCGGTAAAGAAATATATCGAAGCATGTTTCTATATGAGCATAGTATAAATGAACACGTTAATAAAACGGGTAGTGTTTCAGACTTCAATGGGATTCAAGCAGTTGATAAACTAGTACTTGATGTTGATTTATCAGGTGAAAAATCAGGTGAAAAAACTAGAGTAAAAGTAATCGAATTGTTAAATAAAATGAAAACCATGTCCATACCAGAATCTAGTATTCAAGTATGGTTCTCAGGTTCAGGGTTTCATATTCATATACCTGATATATATGGGTTTGAACCATCTAATTCAGTAGCAAAGATAGTTAGAGCAACAATGCAGCGTGATTTTGGTGATTACATAGATTTAATCTATGATGGTCGCAGATTAATACGTACAGGTTATTCTTATAACAAGAAAACTAATTGCTACAAAATACCTCTATCTCTACAAGAAATCGAACAATGGTCATATGATAACATAAAGGACTCCGCTAAGTCTATACGTGTTGATTATAATCCACCAAAGTTCGATGTAGAGGTAGACTATAAATTAGAAAGTTTTAAACCAATGGATATTAGTCGTAAAAACTCAACAGAACATCGTAAGATATTTGAGAAACGACAAGGAACAACATCTAGGTACATTACATGTGCACAACACCTTTATAGTGAAGGTGAAGTAAAAGGCAAAAGACATAAGAATCTATTACGTATTGTAAGTATCTGGATAAAATATTATGGCTTTGACAAGATCGCTTGCGATAATCTTGCTAGAGCATATATGTCCAATATGGAAAACCCACTACCTGCAGATGAAGTCAGTAGGATAGTCGCTGATGCTTATAAAGCTGGTGGCTACAACTATGGCTGTAATGATGAGGTACTAAGTCAATATTGTGATAGTAAATGTACGTTATTCAGATTTAAAAACTTAGATGAAGAAACTAAGGTTATAAATGCTGAAGATATGATAAATACATTATCAAACTATTACAATACAGACTTTACCAATAAATCATTTGACTTAAAGACAGTATTTCCATTCATGCCTAGTAGTTACATCTTTAAAGGTGGAGAATTAGCTATGTTAATTGGAGATACTAAACTAGGTAAAACAGCATTATGGCAATATGTAGTAGCAAACATACCTAAAGTAAAAACTCTATTCCTATCGTTAGAGGTAGATGATATAACAATCATTAGAAGATTCTTTCAAATCGTATTAAAGATGGAAAAAGAACCTGTAATAAATGCATTGAAAAATCATGACCTCGAAATAACGGAAAAAGCTAAATCCAGAATGAATCATATTGATATTATAACTGCTGCACATGCACCAGATATAACTGAATATAGAGAACTAATATCTGATTATAGCCCTAAGATAATTGTAGTTGATACAATTGACAGAGTAAAGGCAAAGTACGCTAAAAACGACCCTTTGCAAAGACAAGAATACGTCATTAATCAACTCAAGGATATCGCAATGGAAGAAGAGATAATTATGCTAGGTGTATCTCACATATCAAAAGGAGCGTCATATCGATTAAATGAAGGCGAGCGTTTAAATATTCATAGTGCTAAAGGCAGTAGTGATATTGAACAAAAAGCGGATAAAGTCATCAGTTTTGAAGGTGACAGAAATATGAGCAATAAACGCAGAATTGAAGCACTAGGTTCACGTGATGAAACTGGTTTCGATATAACAGTAAACTTTGATTGGAGAACATTCAATTTTAGTAAAAGGTCATAATATGGTGGGCACAGATTCCTTTATTTGTGCCCTCATATCACATACGAAAGGTATTAAATGGGTAAGGTTATAATAAAACTAATAAACGACAGACTACATAGTGTAGATGGGCTTGCATCTGAAGTAGAGATACATGATGGAAACCAAATTCACTATATGACTTTTAGAAGTCAGGAGGAAATATATGAAAAAGGCACGGCAGATAAATATTTTAGGGATTCCACTCATCAAGATATTGTGGAGAAATGACAAAGATTATAGAAGCTATAAGATAATTTTATTAAAACTAATACTAGTAGGCTGCGGATTCGCACTTCATGAACATGCAGAACATATACATATAAGTATAGGCATAACAAAACTAGAGCTTTTCTGGAGCTTTAGCATAAAGAAAAGGTGGTTAATGTGAGTAAAGAAGAACAATTATTTGCAGAAGAATGTATAGAACTAACTGGGAGAATCTCAACAATTCTTAATAGTTATATAAGTAAGTCTAAAATATTAGATGAATCAGAAAAAATGGGTGTAGTTGTTACTGTATTAGCAGACACACTAGCAAACACATTTACATTTAATAAAGCAGATAAAAAAGATGTTATTGATTTCTTTGAATCAAGATATGACCATAACATAAAATATAAAAGTGATATTAAAGAGGAGATTGGAGAAGCATGAATAAAGTAACAAAAAAATGGACAGAAGTTGCAGCAGACCAGCTGCTCGGTAAACAAATAGTTAAAGTAGAATACATGACATCAGAAGAATGTGGAGAGTTAGGTTGGTATAGTAGACCAGTAATGTTTCAATTAGATGATGGCAATTGGATATATCCATCTCAAGATGATGAAGGTAATAATGGCGGTGCATTATTTACTAATCATAAAAAGGATTGGGTCTTACCTGTTCTTGGTATGGGAGATTAATGTGGCTAAAAATGAATGGAATGTAGTCCTTAGAAAAGGCGGTAATGAAATGCACGTAGCAAATGGGTATCAATCTATATTTATAGGAGAAACTGATGAGCACGTACCTAAAGAATCTATGAAAAGAACTAGAACTATATCTTATATTATAAAAGATGCTTTAAATAAAAAAAATCCATATCCATATGAACGGGAGGATATAAAATGAGCGGTAAAGCACCTAAACAAAAAGGCAATAGAATAGAACGTGAGTGTGTAAATCAAGCTAAAGATTTTGGCTTTGAATCTAAACGAGCGTGGGGTTCTGATGGCAGGTCACTTGGTTGGCATGAAGAAGTAGATATGACAATCACTATAGGTGACAGTCTAAAACACGACTTATTTAAGTTTCAAGTTAAAGGTCGTAAAAAGATTGGCGACTTATACAAACCTTGTGATGAAGTATATGGACAAATAATCAAAGAAGATCGTAAAGATGCCCTAGTTACTATACGATACAAAGACTTGTTGACTCTATTTAAGAGGATAACAGGATAACTTTAACTAACAAACTAACGAAAGGACTATTTTCGTACGTGTTGGAAAGTTAGAAGTTGACATATAAAAAAGGGCAGCTGATTGGCGTCAAGCTGCCCTTAACATCATCTATAATTGGGAGTTACAAATGAATGTGAATGAAATTAATAAAACAATAGACGAAATAACAAGTGTTCTTAAACACATTAAAGATGTTTCGCCAGTTACTAAAACTGCTGTCCCACTATTATTACATAAACTTAAAAAAGTAAAGGAATACATAGATGACTCATATAATAGAGAGTTATTTGGCAAAGAGTACTAATGCAATAACTAGTAAACAAAGAAAACGTGGTAATGCATCTGCAATGGCAGACGCAAGGATTAAACATTGCAAGAGATGCAATCTATGTTGGGAGAAATCATTGAATTTTGATAATAAGAAAAGTAAAAAAGATATGTTTTCATATTATAATAATTTCCCATCATTTGGCAAAGTAAAGGAGATGTGCCCTAAATGCATAAGATTACAAGAGAACAGTTAATGGTAAAGCTTGAATTAGCTATTAACGGACTAGATGAAATAATAACAACACATGCAGATAGTGGTACATTAAAACAAATTGCTAGACTGCATATAGATAAAATAATACATAATAAATAGGAGGAACAAATGGGAGCATTTGAACAAACAGAATATGCAATAGGTAGATATAAGTCTGCTGGAGAAGCATATGACGAATTAGTAGAAGATGCAGAATATGAACATGGACATGATGGATATAATGGTACAATATCTACATCTGAAGGATTTAAGATGATATATGAACATCCTAGATATGGTACAAAAAAATTCTGGAAATTTGTAGACGATACAATGGATGGTACAAAATTTTCTAGATGGAATTGTATTGAGTTCAAAGGAGCAACATTAAAGAAAGCAAAAGAACAAAGCGGATATAAAGGCAAACGCAATATCAAAGCATTTTACTTTTGGGGACTAGCTGCATCATGAAACAATTCTGGAAAGACGCAATCAAGGACTTACCATTTCATAAAATAACAGTAAAAATGTTAAAGAATATGTACTATGGTCAAGATTTAAAACTTGGTGATAAGTGGATGATCAGTCTGCATAGCGAAGAGGATATGTTTGATATACGTCTCAATTGGGATTATCCTGATGGAGAAGGTACTTATCTATATGGTATTACTTGGGATTGGGATACTGACTTAGACGAATCAATAGAGTTTGAGCAAGCATTTAATGAAAATGTAACACCATTAGAAAACAAAAAAATGATGGAGGAGTATGTTATATCCTGAAACAACAAATAAAAAACCCAATTTATGCTGCACTAATGAAATGAATTTAGAATATCATTACGGTGACGCAGTTGAATGGGAAGTGTATTGTTGTACTATATGTGATAAAGCTTACGTAGTAGACATACAAATAGTTAGAGACTTTGAGAACATGTCACATTGTAAAGAAGATGCGTAGCATAAATAAAGAGGTTGCCACGCTCATACAAGAACGCCTAGACATAGGTGCTCAAAAGTATGGGCGTGACATACCTATAAACGATAAAAGAGATTTCCTGCAAGAATCAATAGAAGAGGCATTAGACAATGCTATATATCTTGCATGTTATTTAATACAAATAAAACAAGGAGTAAATAATGGAGGCAATATTAAAGGAACTACTAATAGGGACAAAACCAGAAGCACGTGAAAACCCTTTTAGTGGAGAAATTATTGAACTAGACCCTACAGAAGTAGCGGTACATGACTTTATTAAAGGCTGTGAATACACAGGCAATTATAAAGATATGGGAACAGCATTAGGATGGTTTGCAGAAAATAATCCTAAAGCATATATGGTACTACTGGATTAGTTATGAAAGAATATCATTGGATAATTGAAACATCAGGTTATATAGAAGCTAAAAATCAAAAAGAAGCAGAACATGCTGTTAATAAACTTAAAAAAGAACTAATTAACGATGATCCGTTTGCAACAATAATAGAAGTGGAGGAAATATAATGGGATATAGATCACAAATGATATCAGGAGTACCTGTAGAAGATAAAGAAGAAGCTCTATCTATAATAAATGAATGGGATGAAATAGGTGAAGGAAAACTATACACATCTTATGATGATGATATATATAAAAAATACTTTTATATGAGAGCTGATGACTGGAAATGGTATCAAGGATATCCTGATGTAGATAAGTTTGAAGAGTTTATCTTAAAAAACAATGAAAGATTCTTAGTGGGATTAGGCGAAGATGGAGCACATCATACACAGTATGGTGAACCATTTGAACATGATATATATGTTTACTCTAACCTAGCTATAGAGAATACAACAATAAAATGGAAAGCAATACAAAATGAGTAAAATAACTAACTATCACGCAACACAAGTTCTTCATAAAGTTAGAAATTCTTTAATAGATAAAATAACATATGAAGAAGAAAACGCAGATACCCCTAAAGTAAAATATCACGATGGAGCACATTGGGGATATGTACAGGGGTTGTCAGATTCTTGCGATATTATAGAGAAATTCATAAAACAACAAATAAGTAAGATATGATAATACTATCTATTTGGGAATGGGTCTTTAATGTATTCCTACTAGCTACATCTATGTTTATATTCGTACTTAGTTTATTTGGCTTTGTAATATTCATTTTTATATTAAGTGAGATAATAAAGACAGTACTAAGGAAGAGTAAACTCATCAACATCAGTAACTAATAAAGGGGCATAGTGACGTTCAGTAGTTGATACGCTACTATGCCCTAATAATTTAGACACTTGATATATAGGCATACCTCTTTTAATAAGGTTGTAACCAAAAGTTCTACGTAAATCATGAAATTGAGCATCTTTAATTTCTAATCTACGCATCTCCTTTTTAAATTTTTTAGTAACATATGTAGGTAAATATTCCCATGTCCTACTACCCTTTTCCATCCATATAGCACGAGATTGATTATTTAACTTAACCATTCTTTCACCACTCTTACCTGTAACAAGCATGTGATCCATCTGAATGGACTTTATATTTAATAACTCTCCCCTGCGTGCACCAGTATAATATGCAAATTTAACAAACAAGTTAAATAGCTCATCTTTAACCTCATTAAGTATTATCTGCATTTCTGTATTATTATACACACGCAATCTAGGCAAACCTTGTTGGTCTCCTTTTAATTTTTTTAATTTATCTAAATACCCGTTTTCAAAACCCCATTTTAAACATACGTTGATATGTCTAAGCCAATTAGCTTTACTACTTTTATTTGTAGGAAAAGGTACTCCATTGGCATACTGCTTCAAAACCGTAGTATAATGACTGCGAGTCTTATCAGACCAATTATGTTCTGCACTTAAAAAATCAGATACAATAGTATTTATACTTTGGTCTACTATTTTTTTACGATTAGGATTAGCAAGCTCTAATAAATAATAGTCTCTTAATTTTTTAGACCTATGAGTTGCAATTCGTTTGTTCTTTGTTTTTAAAGAAAAAACTTTACGTTTACCATTTAATGTTACTGAATCATACCAAGTGTTATTATTTAGCCACATATTAACTCCTTTTAATGCAGTTTATGCTCAAATATGGCTACATGTAATAGTGAGTTATTAGTGGTAGGCGTGTGTTATCTTCGTGAAAGCAGTAATCATCGAACCGATGACCTCCTGAATGCAAATCAGGCGCTCTCCCAACTGAGCTAAAGCCCCAATCATCACTCATTACCCTCTATTTAATAGTGTAAATCCATTATAAATGAGCCGACAAAATTAATTAATAAATTTAACAAACAAAACTATTTATAACACTTTCTGCTAAAATATGGCTACATACCAAACCAGCTACCTTGCTTGTAAATATTATCAGGTAACCAACCTTCACCTTTTTTAATCCAAGGTACATTTTGTTGTAACCAACCACGTACACTTCTTATTGCTTGTTTTGGTTTACTTTGAGGTAGCTCTCCATGTTGTCTAAAATACTGTGCATCAGGTGTGTTATCAGCATATTTATATTGTTGAGTATCTAAACTATCTAATAAAGATTTAGGCATATTACTAGTATCTTCATAATATTTATCATAAAAAGTTTGTGTAGTGTATGGATGCAAACCTTTTTCATGTACATCTTTATATTGTCTCAATCCTGCATATTCACCATATTCTTTTATATAACCTCTTTTAGTTTTAATTCCACCAATACCAAGAGAAGTGCCTAATTTAGTTCTACCTATTTTTTGTGCTGTAGAATCTTGAGGTGATAAATGATGATAGTCTCCCACATCTGGATGATGAGTACCAAATGCATGTACTGGTTCATGTAAAAACGTATGACCTTTAGCTTCTGGAGATAAATGAATATCATCTGGAAAATGTTTATCTGGATTTGGACTATTCCATCTATAAAACCCTAAGCTATTATAATTAGATTGATTTTGTGCATCATCTATTCTTCTATACGTACTATCAGGTATACCACCATACATATTAATAGCTTGAGTATCTAATAAATTTTGTATCTCAAATGCTCTTTGAGGTTTTTTCATTTTCTTTTGAAATTTATCAAAGTTTTCTTTAGGAAAGTAAGACCAAGCTCTTGATACAAAATCAGGATCTAATTTGTAAAATTGTCTTTGTTCGTGAGATAGTTCTTCTTTTTTATTTTTTGCCATTATGCAGCTCCCAGTAATTCTTCTATATTTTCTTCTTGCTCTGACCTACGTTGAGCACGTTTAATCTTATTCTTAACTTGATTAACAGGTAATCTTAAAAATATCTCCCCTGCTTTTTCAGGTTTTTCAGCAAATTGTTTTAATTGCCTCACACCTCTACCAAATGGAAACATTGTATATGCTGTATAACTACTAAACTTTTCCCAATCACCAGTTAAAAGCTCCCAAGCAGCGTCTGGTATTCTAGCGATTGGTGGCTTTAACAAGTTCAATGCACCCAGCTTAGAACCAAAGAAAGCCATATCTCTTTCTCTTTTATCACCATATAGACTATCAGCTATAGATTGTAGTGTATCTAATGGCGGTGCTAATGCAGTATCAAATATGCTAAACATAAAAGCACTTGCCATTGCAAACATAAACATATCAATCATATAAGTATCTTTAAACTTTTCATATTCAGGAGTACCTTTTCTAAATCCATATAACTTAGCTTGCCTATAAAATTCTTTTCTAGTACGTATTGAGTTCCAAACAAATAATTTGAACCTAGATAAAACTTTTCCTGTTGCAGTACGCATAAAAGCAGGTCTTGATGCATTTTGATATAAAAACTGTGTGTTTTCTATGCCACGCATAGCCATATCAAATACAAAATCATCAGCAACAGACAATTCTCTGCCTTCTACACCATATCTATTAATAGCTTGCATAGCATGTGCTGCAAATGCATTTAAGCGATTTACTCTCTCTGAGTGTTGCATAAAGAAACCACCATACTTTAACATTATATCTTTTACGCCATATCTCTCTATTACCTCTAAAGGCGTTTCCTCACCTTTATAATTCATGCTTTTTTGTTTTATAGCAATAGTAAGGTCACGTTTTAAGTCTTTAATATTTACGCCAATCTTTTTAAGACCTTGAGTAAGGTCAGTATTTATTTCAAACTCGTTCTGTATAAA